TTTTGGGTTGAAGTAAAGTAAGCAGAAGATCCATCTAAATTTATATCTTCTGTAATAGAATTAAAACTTGGGGATTGTGTATGTTTTCTATTAGTTAAAATAGTTAAAGGATCTCCAATTTTTCCAGTTGTGGACCAATTATTATTTATACCTCCAGTCCCATTAGGTACAGTATTACCAAATCGTAGAGAATTACCAAATCTCCCATCTATAATATAATCTCCTTCGTAAGAAAATGTAGGGTTAGGAATATTATCTTCATTAAAGTAAGTTCCAGGTTTAAAGGGAGTTGGGTCAGAAGAAGAGGGTTTATTAGGATTCCCAGTAAGTTCAACTTCTTGATAACTTTTATTTTGAGTATTAGATGTAGTCTGTTCTTTAGGATATGGAAGGGGGTTTGATTGATTATTATTCCATAAATTTATAGGGGAAATATAGTAAAAAGTTAAATCATCAAAGTCATATTGATGTTCTACATTTGCTAAAGGTAAAACTAAAACTATTTCATTAATTAAAGGGTAATTTTTTAAGTTAGGAAAAAAAGGTATTACTCCTGTTACAGTATCTTTTCCCTGTAATTGTAAAGACTGAAGTAGTTGAACTGTAGCATGACCATTGGTGGTACCTCCGGTTTGGTCTATATTTACTATCCTACCAGATAGAATTTTACCATTCAAATTTCTTACTAAATCTTGTAGTGAGAGATCTGAAGTAGAATTAGAAGAAATACTTCCTAAAAGGGCTTGTCCTGATTTTAATGTAGACATTATTTTTTATCTTGTAGTTTTTCCATTTCCTCAAGTAATTGAGCTTTTTCTTCATCCGAAATACCTAAACCACCATCTTCATTAGATGAATTTAAAGCACGTTGTACTAATGTAGCCATTTTAATCAGTGCATCATCATTTTTAACACCGATTTCCATGTATTCTTTAATGAGGGGTACAATTAAGGTGGCGTCACCAATGTCAGAAACCATTGGTTTTAATTCGGATATAAGCGCGGTTACTTGTGCTTCGCGGCGCTTTTGGTTATTATAAATCTCCTCAAGTAAATCCGAGAATTTCTTTTTACCAAATACTACTTTGTCGAATTGTTGACTCATATTTATTCATTTTAATCGGTTATAAATATAAGTTATTCAAATTCTACGTAACCATTTTCAAGATAAAAAATATAATTATCTTTAAATATAGTATAAAGTTTATTTGCTATTTTAGTAATTTTAGGAGTTTTAACATCTACCATTTCACGAATATAGATATAAAGAGCTTTTTTATTAAATACATCTATATCCTCTCGTTTACGAAATAATTCTAAAATAGCATCAGCAACTGAAGCATCGTGATTTTTAGGGAATAATTCAAATAAATTTTCACTACAATATATTACAAATTCATCTATATAAATAGATAAAGGATCATTTGATGGGTGATCTCCCATACTATAGGTGTGAGTATCATCTTTAAATAATTCATCTACTGGGGCTTTTTCAATTCGTTTTTTATAGTTTTTTTGGTTCTGGAGGATTAAGTAGCGTTTTGCTATAGTACCAAAATATGAATATGCTTTTGCCCCTTTTGTAGGGTCAAATAAATGAATTTTAGAAAGAAGGAAACAGATAACCTCGTGTTGTAGATGTTCAATATCATCTACTTCAGTATAATAAAATTTAAACGTATGAATTATATTTTCCGTTAACTTAAAGAACGGATAGTGAATTTTACGTTCGTATATTTTACTTTTTTCATTCGTATTAGAAGTGCTATTGTATAACACAATAGCATCTTCTGTTTCTTGAGTAAAATAGTTTTTACTTTTAGGTCTTCTTTTTTTGGCCATAAGGATATCAGAGCTTCTTTATCTGGAAGTCATTTAAGATATCTTGTAACCCTTTAATTTGTTGAAAGAAAAAACCCACTTCATCATCTGATTCAAATGTGCCACGTGAATCAATCTGCTTAAGTTTTTCATCTGAAACCTCTATTACTCGCGAAAGTTTATCTAGATAATCTAAATAACCTGCAAGGATATCTTCTTGTTTTTCATTTTTACGAAGAAGGTTATAAGTTGTATATCCTAAGATAACAACTACAACTGATAGTATAATAATGGTAATAATCATAAATTATCTAATAAGTTTTTTAAACCTTCACTTTTTATTGACCCTAATGCTTTCTGTTGTTTGTTAGCGCTTTTGGGCTTGTCATTCAAGGTAAAATTTTCTTTTTGCTTTTCCAAGCTACCATTTAATTTAGGTAACCATTCTCTTTCAAATTCAATACGTGCAGCCATCAAATCAGCCTGGTGTAGTATAAATGGTAGGGAAGTACGTGGTTTTTGTTCGGGCATAAACGCGAAAAGATATTTCTTATTGGCGTCGTCGTATAAACCATCATGCGTTTGAATCGCGAGCATTTCGTTGAATGAATACTGTACTCCGTGAGACTGGAGCATAAATAAACCACGATCTGGGACAGATGCGAATGGGACTTTAGTGTTGAATTTGTAATCTTCACCTAGTTTCTCTTTTCTCCATTTATCATCCTGGGGTATGTATGCTTCATGATTTTCATCTCCCATCTTACCCAGGTCGTGATTAATAGCAGAGAATACTAATTCCTCAGTTGTGAAAGTAGTCATGTCGGCACCAAATCCCTCCCAAACGGCAGAGATAGAAAGGGCAGCTTTTACAACACGGTTAACGTGCTCAACATACCCCCCAGGAAAAGCATTGTGATATTCTTTCTTGTGAGCAGCGGGCATTAACATAACACGGTCTTGGTATTGATTATAAAAATCAAGAAGTTTCTGTTTACGTTCTCCCGTGATGTAGGTTTCGATGTTGGTAAGGAATTCGATCCAATTCTGTTGGATTTGTTCTGCTGTTAATTTCATAACTTTTATTTTAAATTAGCGTCCGTAAGCGTCTTTACCTTCTCTTTCAATCATAGTACCCATATCACTAAGTTCTTCATAGATAGAATCAAGGATTTTATCAAGATCTTGAACAGTAGTACCTTGACGGGTAGCCATTACACGAATTGTTTTAAGCTTACCATCAATACGGGCCAACTTTTGTTTGAATAATTCTCGGTTTCTCATTATATATAAATTAAGTTTCTATTTCATCTCGGGAGACATCGCGAGACGTTACATCCCCTCTCTCTCCCTCTCTCTCATTTTTTCCTCTGTACCCTAAAAATAATGAAGAAAGATTAGGGGGTCACGTTTAATTTTAAGAAATCTTGAACTTTTTTAATATGTGCACATTTTTCATATGCTTCTCTTTCCTCCCAAAATGAAATTGCTAAATCACATGCTGTAATAGTATATTCATCTGCGAAGATTCTAGCGGCATCTTTACCTTGTTCTGAAGTAGGATCGTAATCTTTGAGATACGTCCAAGCTCTGGTATGTGTAACAAATTCACCTGCATCACCATCAAAATCTATTTTTTCAGCAATATCAGGCATCATCTCTAAAAACTTATTCATTTTATCTTCCATGTTTTTTTGATTCCAAATAATCTTTTTAAACATGCCTAATTTAAATGTTTGTGTCTTTTGAAGTTCAGCAAAGATATCTCCCTCCTCCACTTCTGGGAGTTCAAAAGCACTAAAAAGTCTTTCAGGATCTATCATTATATATCTGTTTCTACATCTACCTTACCATCCTTCCAGATAGTCATTTTGGTTCTATACCAATCATCTGAATAGGTAAACTCAATTCTTCCTTTTAATAATTTCACAACATCAAGTCCGTACTCATCCATCCAATCGTATACTTCCTGTTTAGAAAAAGTACCTTCTGAATAGTATAAATGAGCTATCGAAGCATATTCTTTAATTTGTTGTTGTGTCTTCACGTGTATAAATATATAAAATTTCAATATCGCTACCTGCGGTGGTTGTAGTGTAGTATTGCATAATATCGCGTTATATATGGAAATAAATGGGGAGTTCTCGACGGGTTATTTAATTAGTATTGGCGAGATTGTGTTCTCTTAACATCAAAATCAGAATAGATTTTGCTTTCTAGTTTATCGACTCTAGAGTCGGTGT